TTCGCTTTTGAAACCGTATTGCTCATTTTTAGACTTGACTGCATACCAAATAGTCAAAATCTCACATGAAGCAAAATAAGCGTGCCAACGCCTTGCATTTACGGCATCAATACGGACGCCTTCATATATTTTCTCTATTGCATCAGCAATAGCCTTTTTTTCATCGTCTTTGACTGTATCGTATAGCCTTTCGACTGGAATGGAAAAAGCCATTTGCGTCATTCTACGTGAATATATTCGTTGAGAGCCGTATGTTACCCTTGCAACTTTTTCCACAGTTCCATCCTTACGCGCCTTATCCTTGCGAGTAATTTTGTCTGTTATAATCTCATGCTCTGAAGGGATATATTCTTTTGACAAATCACTCCAAGACCTTACATCTACATCTTTTTCTTTGAGGTCAGATATAATATCATTAATCGACCTTCCTTCTACAAAAATTTCTTCGAGTTCCATAATTATCTGAAATCATTAAGTATTTGTTCAATATCTATTCTTTGTACATTTGCCGGATAGAATGTTTCTTTGAGAGAATCCGACCAGTCCGGAGAACGCTTGATTCGTTCCTGTATTTCTTCTTTCTTTTCAATGATAATACGACCATCGCTTTGAAACTTCCAATGTGTTTCGGTGAGTTCTTCCGTCAGCTTGTCGCAGGGCGGAAGCGCCGGATTGTATTTGTTCTTTGGATCCAACCAATCACGAATGCACCAAAAAAGGTATGCACGTAAGTTGGCAAACTCATACACGTCGTTTATATCTCTCAATCCTTTGGCGCTTTCTGAGCCTTTGCTGGATATGGCGTTGTTAAATCCCTGCTCTACTAAGCGGGAATAAACGCCTGCGCCTTCTCCAATCGTATCAATAGCAGCTATTGTGTCAGGATTTCTTAACTCATGGATGACTAATCCTGCAATGTGCATATGGTCGGCTCGTCCGCCTGATTGGTGAGCGTGAAATTTATCAACATAATTTCCATGCCGGTAGCACAATAAACTGTTGTCGCGTCCCATGCCTGCAATATCAACGCCAAGACGTAAGGGTTCTGTCGGTTTGTAATTTTCTTCCTGTAGTTTTAACCATTTATTATTGGCTAATTCTATCCATTCGTAAGGAATAAGAACGTCTTCCGATACTTTAGGGAACATTCCGAGAACTTTTACGCGGAATAAATCATTTGGGCGAAACCACCGTATTACATTTATTTCTTTTTCTTCGACTTCCCATTCAAAATCACCTTCTCCGTCGTTTACTTCATACGGTTGAATCGGAGAACACCAATTTTCAACCTTGTCTTTTACCCATCTGTAATCGACCTGTCCGGGAATCAAGTTTTGTTTTGAAACAACATTTTCGGCATTCAGTGAGTTTAGACGAAACTTTTTGAAACGGTCAGACTTCATTGCTCTGGCAGCATAACCGGTTGTAATGTTTGCGTTGAATACAATCAGCATTCGCGAGTTGCCTTGCAAGTTTCCTTCTATGGCATTGAAAGTCATTTCGGATATACCGGTTGCTTCTGTTACGATAAACATTGTGTTTACGGCGTGGAATCCAGACCATGCTTCGGTTGCATTATCATCAGCCTTGAATCCTGTGAGAAACCATTCTTCATAGTTGGTACGGATATCATCTGCGACTAACCTTCCGGGTAAAACTTTTGCATTACGGAATAAACGCCTTACTTCGGGCGTCATTATATTCGATACTTGTCGTCCGGTTGGCGCCGTCAAAGCAATTTTTGTGTTCTCTATCAAATTTCCGTTCTTGTCAAACCTTGGCGTCAGGTATAAAAAACACAATGCCGAACAAGCGGCAACAAAGTCTTTCCCTCTTGCTGTCCCGCTCGATACGGCTGTCATTGAGTTATTTTGAACCGATGTAATGATAGCCTGCTGTTCTTTGTCAAGTCTCGCTTTCAACACGTCTCTTACAAATTTGTTCCAATCTTTTTGCCATGACCTAAACTTTGATATGTACTTTTCATTTACCATTCGTTTCTTCGTCCTCCGCAGTAACCGCTTGCATAAGTTCTAAGAATGGATTAACTGTTACATCATGTTCTTGCCTGTCTCGCCATTCTTTTGATTTACGATTTTTCAGCCAAAATATTTGCGCAGTTGTGTCCGGCGGTACAATCTTTTCCGTTGTTTCAATACGTGCCGGTTTCTGATTTCCGCTTGCATCCAGCTCGACAACTACTTTCTTTTCTTTGTATGAGTATCCAATTGCTCTTTGAAATAATGACTTTTCAACTTTTGAATCAACTGTCTCTTTTCCACTCTTTAAGGAGTCCGAAAAGGACGGAAAATCGTTCTTCCACTTATTAAGTGTTGATTTTGCAATTCCCATTTTTTTAGCTATTTCTTTGTCTGTCAGCCCTTCAACTGCCAAACTCCAAGCCCAAGCATCATGAAGTTCTTCTGAATATTCTCTTGGTCGTCCCATCGCTTTTTATGAATTTAAGTAGATTTCAGCTAAAACATCCAAAGCTTTCCATTTCACTTTGTCTGTTATAAGACCGCTTTTCTTCATTTTTTCAAATACATTTTTTATTTTCAAATGTAATTCAGACGGAATAGCTGCCGAACCAAACAAACTTGAAAGCGTTATCCATTCCTCAGAACCATCGTACTCTGCCGTTTCCATTTCACGGTTTGCTGCTTCTATCATTGCATTGATTGCGGTACCGAGATTTTTTACATTCTTGAAGTTCTGATACTTTTGAAGTGAGTCCATGAGTGTTTCGTACTGTTCAACATAAGCAGCACCGACAAAATCAAAGTTTCCTTGTGTTCTTTCTACAAACAATTCAAGATTTTTCAATTGGTGCGGAATAAAAACAAACTGTATCTGCTTCCAATCGAAATCAAGTACAGGAGACAGCAACTTGTCGAGTTCTACCAACGGCTCTCCGAGTATATCTTTCCCGATATAACTTTCAATCATATCATCTACATCAGTTATCATCTTTGCAATTTCTTTCAACATGGAAGGGTCGTCAAAACCATTGATTGCATTATGTGCAAGTTGCTTCGCGGCTATTTGGCTTCTTGTTAAACCTGTCGTGTCAAGCAACACAATGATTTCTTTCAATCCTGCTTCTTTAGCTGCTCGCAGTCGATGATGACCGGAAACTACTTCTACTTTGTCCGTCAATGCACAAAAAGGCAAACTTTCCAATCCGCCTCTTTTCTTGATGTTTTCGGATAACTGTCGAAGCATTTCCGGCTTCATCAAATGTGCATTCTTATCCTGCTCACGAATGATACTAACATCAACCTTGGCTATAACTACTCCATAGCCTAAGTCTGCAAGTACGGTAATTCCTGCCTGCAATTCTATTCCGATTTTGTTTTCTCCCTCTCCTTTTTCCATGTTTCTTCTTTTTTGAACCAAAGTTTCAATGTTTCTTCTTTTGTCCGTTCTTGTATTTCGGACTTGTATGTAAGTTTGTAGCCTAACTTTCCTTTTTCTTTGTCAACTAACTTCATCAAACCGCGCATCTCCTTAGATTCAGGATATTTCGTTAATTGAGTAGTACTTATACCATGCAATCGCGTTATCTGATAATCAGTAAGAACTACTTTGAGGGTTTGAAGATTACATGCAATCATTGTTAACAATCTACCAAGTCGGTAACTCTGATGCGGTACCGCTATACCATACATAATGAGTAAATCTTTCAATACTTGACTCCCGATGGCAAGTTGATACCCGAATACGCCTGCAACATACCGGTCAATGAGTAGAACTATATTGATTTGAGCGGAACCGCCTACGAAATTGTGCGTCCATATTGCCCGATAGTATTGGCAATATTGCGGTTCTACTTTCATAAACTCTATTTTCGAGTTTTCTGTGATTTCATAATCGGTTGGCAAAGTTGAACAATTAAGCGGAAACATTTTGCTCTCGTTCGGACGAACCAACATTTTCCCATTCGCCAAATTTTCGGCTTCTTCTTCCCTATTAGTTGTGAGATACACGTTTATTCCTTTTCTAACTCCATAACGTGTAAAAATAGCTCTGCCAGCCATTTTCTGGACTTCATTTTCTTCATAGCAAATGATTAGAGGTTTAGCGTCGTTCATTAACTCAAATAAATCATTTAAGCCTGTTTTTGAATCGAATATTTTGTATTTAGGCTCATTCCAAGTCATATTACCACCTGTACCGTACCATTTCTCAAAACCTGCTGTATAAGTGGGTGGATTTGCTATTATAATTGTACGGTCGTCAGCAATGACTTCGCCGATATGGTCAAACATATCAAGCGGACGATAATTAAATCCCTTTAACAATGTCCTTCCTCTATCCAACTGTTCCTGTATTTTTGCAATATGCTGTTCTTTTCGTAGTTCAAGGTCTTTTAACATAGCCATAAAAAAATCACTTCCAGCCGTCATCATTGTTTTCAGATACATCAGTGCATAAAGGGCTATTGCAGGGTCTTTCAGTTCTTCATCTGTAAAGCCTGTTGCTTTGATGTTCAAGTCGTCAAGCGGCTTATTCATGAATGCGTATCCCATGATAGAAGAAAACATTGTCACATCGCTTGCTTCAATCTGTTCGGGTTTGAATCCGGCTTGTACTGCAAGATGCGACATTGCAAAAGCACCGCAGCATGGCTCAACAATTCTATTGTAGCCTGCTTTAAGCGCATTCTCCAAAATAATTTTCATGTACTTATGTTCTGCTGGAACAAGCGTTCCTAAAAAGAACGCTCCCGGAGTTTGTATTGCCATATTAATTTTATCAACGGGGACACTATCGCATTTGCAACTACGAAATAAAAGTGGTCAATTCATGACTTAACCACTAATTACTTTCATGTCCCCTTTCCTTCAAAAAGTTTGTCCGCCCAGCAGGACTTGAACGCTGCATCTCAGATATAAAGAGTATCTTTCTCTAACCCGTTGAGCTATGAGCGGTAATGCTGTTTTTAAAATAAATTTCCTTGCATTGAATTCGGATCTCTCTTCGGAATATAGTCGAACTCTTTGATATTCAATCCGAGTTCTATGTTCAGCCAATCAGCAACCATGTATCTGTGACAAGGGTCGCCGGACTTTTCAAAACATAACAAAGCTGCATCATGTCCACCTGAAATTATTTTTATATGTTCGTAAATCATTTGTGGATTGAGCTTTGATAATATTTTGTTAAATTCCCTATCATATTGCTCCTCAGACAATTTTAGCATATCTGCTCTCGGAGCAAGCTCAAATAGACGCTGACCTAAAAAATATTTAGGCGGGAATCTGGCTATTCCAATAGGAACTATGCCTTTTTCTTTCAGCTTCCTTTCTTTTGCAAAATACGATGTGTAAATTTCCATGCTTTGAATTTTTATGTAAAGGTAGTAAAATATATTTGTATTACAATCACTTATTTCGTTAAAATTTATAATAAAATTTGTAGCTTACATATTTTTTATTTCAATTCAATCGGTCGCCAATGGGTAACTTTATGATGCCACGCAAACCAATAACCTAACCAGCTATCAAATTGTATATCGTTGTCATCTAAAAGAACAAGTACTTTTTCCCCTTTTTCTGGTAATTCCTCTTCAACACTAATCCAGCGTTGGGCAAATTCGACGCCGGCTTTGAATCCATAATCTACTCCATGCACAAAACCTGCATTATAATCGTCTTCTTCATAATTTGGGAGACCGCAAGGCGCATCGAGTATTACCTCCACACATGCTTCTTTAATCGTTTTCATCTTCATTTTTATCAAAAAACCCTTTTAAATCTAACTTATATCTCACTAAATCCCAATCCACATACGGACGATCATGTAATCCATATACCAAAGGGACGCCTAAAGCGGAATCGTCAATATACAAATGAGCGTACGGCTTAGGAGAATCAGACCAAGACTTTTGGTCTGGATTTTCGTTAATTCCAAATAATGGAATTTTATTTTTATTAAACCATTCAACAGCATCTTCCAATACGTCAGTTTCTAATTCCATCGGATCATATCCTTCCGAATTAGTTGCGCTTCGGCAATTTTTACGATGACTGCGCATTGTAAAGAGTATGAGTTGGTGTCCGTTACTGACCAATTCTCTTAAAACACGTTCAGCTCCTATTGAATCGCCTATGTTTGGAAATTCATGCGTTACGCATGTTCCGTCGAAATCAATTGCTATTATCATTTTCTTTTCCATTTATTAAAAAATAATCATCACATACCTCGTCACAATCAAACGGCTCTTGGTGAAAATCGCACCAGCCTGTACCGTTCATATCCTCATTGGAATACATTGCGCAATTGCCGCAGCAGTTATCTTTTGTTTTCATATCAGTTGTTTTTAAGCAGTTCTGTATTGTCTTGGATATTGCCGATGACTACGCCTTTAGGAAGTTTTTTATTGTCGGACTGAAAAAGTGCGAAAGCGCTTAATCCACTATCTTCCATTGCTTTTTTATTTCCTTTGAGCATTTTCAAACAAAAATCTGGGGCATCGTAAACCACTTCGTAAAGCGCCTCGTATTGCTCTCCATTGAAGTTGGTTTGCTGTATCAAATCCCCTTCGTAAATTTCCTTTCCGTT